ATAATCCAGTAAAATCAAGGATTTAAGGTGATGTATGATGCGGCTGAAATCGTAAGAAAGTAAGCCGCTAGTACATTATTAATACATTATTTGTATACTCATATTAGTACACTTGATACAAACTATCTTATTTTTTCGATTTCAGTTTGAAGCCAGCTGAACTCACGCTTAGTATATACTTTTTCGGTTATATCATTAATAGAATGACCGACCATATATTTAATAGCATATTCGTCAACTTTATATTTCTTGGCTTCAGTTATAAAATGTTCACGACCGTCATGCGGTCTATGACTTGGGTTTAAATCCAATGCTCTTATTAAGTTTTTAAATCGTGTTTTATATTTATCATATGACATTCTGTAATCATTTTTGATATAAGCAGGCTCACGGCAATTGACTAAATATTCACTTCCTATGCATTTGGCTTCATTATACAACCGTTGAACTAATGGACGAATTTTTGTGTGAATTGGAACCGGGCGATTAATACCGGCTTTAGTTTTCATTCCACCAACAAAAATCCACTTCGTCAAATCTACATTTTCTATTTTGAGATTAAGAAGTTCTTGCGGTCTCCATCCTGAATAACATTGAATTAAAAGTACATCGGCATAGGGCATATCATAATTCTTCCATAGTTTACACATCTCTTGAACGCTAAACGGCATATGTTCGACTCTTTCGTTTTCTATCGCTTCTTGTATTTCTTTGGATATATTAAAAGAACGAGCATAATTCACCGTAACAATTTCATGTTCTAAAGCATAATCACCCATTAAATTAAATATTGATTTAATTCTATGTTTAGTAGTTGGTGACGGCTTACGGGTTTCTCCCTTATATTCGAAAGTACCTTCTTCCATGCATCCTTTAATATGCCTCGATCTAATATCTTTAAATCTCATATCATATACAGATGAGCAGTAATGCCATGCTGCAGCTATCGATCGTCCGTATGATTCATTTTTGGTTTTCATGAACTCGGGAAACCATTTTTCATAGATTTCTTTAACTGTCAAATCTTCATCCAAATCATATGGATTCTTATTATATTCCACTAAAGCAGTATAAGCTTCATTATAAGTAGAGAAATAAGATACTGGTTTCAATGGTTTGCCAATAGGTTGACCAGTTGATGTTTTGCCAACTGTAACCATTGCTCGAAACGGTCTTCTTAAATTGCGATTCTTTATTTCCGTTATTCTTCCGAATCCGTTAGGTAGACGCCTCCTTTTCGCATTCTTTTTTGATGATTTTACTGTTTCTTCTACAACTGTTTTTATTGGGTATCCGCAATGCGGACATGAAACAGCTTTGTCACTTACTTGTAGTTCACATTCTGGACATAGTATTAACATAATTACCAAACCTTTCCAGTTGATTTTTATGAACTTGCCGTATAAAGTTATATATCACAAGGTGTACTAACGAGTCAAGTAGTACATGTGATGAAAAATTGGAGGTTTTAAGTTATGAAATGTGAATGCGGCGGTGATATGAAACACCACGATAAGGCAGTTAGAATCGTTAGAGAGAAGGGCGGTGCGAAACATCATATTTACATAGAACGAGTAAAATGCGAAAAATGCGGAAAGATTAGAAGGATTTTTCCAGAAAATATTTTACCACACAAGCAGTACGATAAAGAAATTGTCGATGGTGTTAAAGAAGGGCTGATCGATAGCGATACTCTTGGATTTGAAGACTATCCTTGCGAATTGACTATGAAGCATTGGAGAGAAGAGTTTGCTATGGAATTCTGCCCGCATATTTTACAAGCTCCTATATGGAATGCATATGAAAGGAGTGTTTAGATGTTAGGATTAGCAATTTTTTTCACAGGAGCAGCGGTTTACTGTTGGATAAAAGTATTTTCCGACAATGACTAAATTTCAAAGAGATTCAAAGATTAGAGCCTATCAAGGGCTCTTTTCTTTTTTGCGCGAAATTTACATGTTCATATATGAATACAATAGCATTAATTATATGGAGGTATATATTATGAGTAAACAGACAAAAGTAGAATTAACGAAAGTATTGGTAGTTATTGAAACGATTATAGCATTTGTTATAACAATGCTTATAAACCAGACAATAGCTATTGCACTGTTTGTTATGATGACAATTGTTGTTTGTGTAATGGGAAACGATAATATTAATGAAAGTGAATCAAAAGAGGAAGAGATTTAACAGTCTCTTTTTCTTTTTACCAATTTTATCCATGTATTCTTTTTAACAAAACGTCACACGAGTCATAGAATAGCCATTGAAAGGAGATGGTTGTAATGGAACAAATTGAGTTTGGTAAGGGTGGCGTTCCGGTAAGAATCGTGGCTGAAATATATGGAAAAGACCCTTCTTGGATAAGAGCTGGTCTTATAACCGGATATTTACCAATAGGGAACGCAACAAGAAACGGTCAGGTGATAACGTCAATTGACCAAATGAACAGTAAGTTCGGCAGAATAAATTATTATATTTCACCGAAAAAACTGTACGATGAAACAGGTTATATTTGGAAAGGGAGAAAGTAATCATGAGAACAACCGTATCAAAGAAAAACAAATATTGGATTAGCAGACACAGATATTTGGAACTTTCACATTTCTGTGCTCAGTATAATGAATGGGTTAAAATTCGAAAAGATTTGGAAGGACTTCAGAGAGCTGTAGTGGCTACATATTCAGTTCCGAACAAAACTGATATTTCTGATCCAACTGCAACTACTGCCGAGAAGATTCTGTTCTATAGTGAGCGAATTGACATGGTGAATAATGCAGCAAAAGAAGCTGATCCGATACTTGCTAAATACATAGTAAAGTGTGCAACGAATGGATATTCATACGACAAATTAAGAGCTAAAGAGAAAATACCGTGTTGTAGGCAGGTATTTTACGAGGTATATAGATGCTTCTTCTGGCATTTGAGTAATGCGCGAAAATAGCACAGACTTGTATGAAAGGAGGTAGACATCATGAATTATGGTATGTTATTAGAAGATGTCAAAGAAGTGTCCAAAGATGCCTTGAAAGAAGTTTCTTTCAGAATCAATGAAGCATTTATACAGTATATTAAAGAACTCGACATTGATTATGAAATCAAGAAAGAACTTATCATCAAGTCTAAGGACAGAGCATTCTTTGACATGCTGCTGATTAATGCACTTAAAGATTAAGTGTTTACCAGCTTATTAAAACCGAGAGGGTATTCGCGAAAAACGAATGCTCTCTTAGTTTTTGCAAAATTATTTATTGATGGAGTTGCCGATTATATTCGATATGTGTTCATAGGATGCTCTACGATCAGCAAGTGCTTCATCAAGTGATTTGTCACCGTATACATCCTGCACTTGTTCAACGGTCCATACATCGCCGAACTCACCAGTGGTTTCGATAAATGTATCGATTTCAATCTTATTCATACTAAATACCTCCTTCTACATTGTGGAGATTCATTATACATCTAAGTACGTTTAAAATCAATGCGCATATTTTACAAATCGCTTTATGAGAACAAACGATAAGGAGGTAACGAATATGTTATTATTTGGAGCATTAGTAGCAGCGTTGATACTTATAGGAATTATTGTAGCGGTTGTTGTAGGGACAGCTGGTATAGCATTCTTTGTAGTATTCGGCGATGTAATTGTATGCATCGCAATAATAGTATTTCTGATCAAACTTATATTTTTCAGAAAAAAGAAATAATTAAAGCAAAAGAGACTTTGGGCGAGACTGACCGGGTCTCTTAGCTTTTGTTTATGTGAAAGGAGAAATATCATGAGTAACAATATAGAAAAGAAAATTAATAATATTAAAAGCGAAATTAAAAAACTTGAAAATGAGATTAAACAGCTAGAAAAAGAGAACGTAAATTTTTATGCTGTGATTATGCAGTCTGACGGTGTCAGTCGGGAATATTTTCAAATAGCTTCAGAAGCTATATCCGAAGCAGAGGTAAAGGAACTGGTACAAGACAATTATTGGCGTTATGCAGATGATTATAGTATTGGGTATGTTCCAGTATCAAAGGAAACTCACCAAAAAATTGGTGATTTGGTTCAACTTAAATTGCTACAGAAAAACATTGACAAATGTCGGAAACAAATAAATGGATTTTATAATTTAGATGGGATGGCTGTTTTTGAACAGCAGCTCGATAGAGCTATAAAATATTCAGAGCGCGTTATTGAGTTATCGATTGTTAATGACGATATAGTATTCATTGATTTTGATGACTAGCCTGGTCTCTTAGCTTTCGCATATTTTACAGTTCCTTGTATGAAAGGAGTGATGTTTTATGAGTAAAAAATATACGCTAAAATGCACAAAAACCGGAAATGAATGGAAAAAAATCACATCTGGAATGGATTTCTTAATCGATAATAAGAAATACAGATTAGAATGGGAACTCGATTCATTTGTAAGTTATGTACGTGCTTGGTGGGGTATTATACGAAAGCATCCACATACATTTAGTATAAAAGATTAGAGCCTATCAAGGGCTCTTTTCTTTTGCTAAAACGTTTTTTATGCTATAATTATATTTCTATGATTTATGGGGGTGGTTAAAATGAATATACATGGAATAGAGTATGATTCAATGCTGAATGGTGATGGATTAAGAGCAATTATTTGGGTGTCTGGGTGCAATCATAAATGTCCTGGATGCCAGAATCCACAGACATGGGATTCGAATAGTGGAAGTCCCATTACTACAGATGATTTGAATCGCTTATTTAATTATTTGGATAAAGGTTATCCATCAGGAGTTACATTCTCTGGTGGAGATCCATTATTTCCAGATAATCGTAGCACAGTATTATATTTGTGTAAGTTATTAAAAGAAAAATATCCAAATAAAACGATCTGGATGTATACGGGATATTTATATGACGAAGTTAAAGATTTGGAAATTCTGAAGTACGTAGATGTGCTGGTAGACGGACCATTTAAGAAGGATTTGGCAGATGTAAATTATCACTGGGCTGGATCTACAAATCAGAAGGTAATCGATTTACATCACACAGTAACCCAAAACGTGTGATATTTTGTTATGGAAGAAAGGAGTAAAGTTGATGAGTTTATTATGGACTGCCGTAGTCTTATTCGTTGGTATGATATTTGGAATCTGGTTAACCAAAATCATGTTACCAACAGGGAAATTACTTATTGATCGTACAAAAGAGGATAAAAATGTGATGACGTTTCAGCTGGGGTCACTTGATCCGGATGAATTGGTTAAGCACAAAGTAATGCTGATTCAGATAAAAGAAGTCGCGCAGAAATAGCATATCCTTTAATGAAAGGAGTGATATTTTATGAAGAAAACTATAATATTCGATGAAAGATCGCCAAGATGGAATAAGAACGAACGTATTAACGGGATAACACTGGAAGCTTACGAATGCCGATTAGATGACAGGTTACAAATGAATAGGTGTTTGTTATTACGAGATGTATATGAACAACTGGGTATTCCGATAACAAGAGAATCACTTGTTGCCGGCTGGAGAAGCAATTCAGTGCCGTATTTTAAATTCGAATATCATTTTAAACCAAATGGTGCGATTGAAATCATATTACCAGAGATGGAATCGGATATACGATATGCATTTCCTTCAGAAGAGGAGTCCTAAACAAGGGCTCTTTTCTTTTGCGCTTTTTAAACAATCCCTTATATGAAACAAATTTGTATTTCAACGAGAAAGGAGAAATTTTTATGAGTAACGAATTGTTGGATACGGAGATTAAGAGGTTATTTAGAGAACTTGAATCCAAAACTCCGGGTAGTAAAGAGTATAATGACGTACAGGATTGCCTGAACATCTTATACAAATTGAAGTTGGAGGAATACAAGAACCATGAAAATGCTGAAATTCAGCGTCAGAAAAATGAGGATGATAAAGAGTATCAGAATCGTGATATTGACTTGAAAGAACAGCAGATTCAGGAGAACAAGGCTTTCAACTGGCTAAGATTTGGGGTAGATGTGGCGGGCATTGCTTTGCCATTGATATTCTGCAGAAAGACCTGGAGAGAAGGACTCAAGATTGAGAAATTAGACCAATTTATTGGATCTCCGTCAGCAAAAAATGCATTAAAATTCTTCACACCGTGGAGAAAAAAATAAGTTTCAAAGCGAGGGATCATGTATTATACATGGTCTCTTGATTTTTCTTCAATATTCAATTCCAATGTGATATACTACAAATATCTATACGAAGGAGGAATGCGATTATGAGTAAACAGTACTGCCCTGAGTGTCACATTGAAATGGATTATAAAGCTAAAGATGAGTATTGGATATGCCCGGAATGCGGTCATACTACTGATTTGGATGACGTGAAACTGGGTATTGATTATCCAACATTGGAATCTACGTATGAAGATGAAGAAGAATCATATGATCCGGAAGCAAAGTATGAAGATGCATATAGAAGAAATGAGGAGTTTCCGGGAATCAATTATGATGAATTGTATGAAGAGGATTGAGCGTATGAAGAAACTTAAATTGTTATATATCAGTTTATTGTGTGCTTGTATGATTATCGGTGTTATACCAAGTGCGAATGTTCAAGCTGCTGATGATGGTACAGCTGTTATTTTAACACAAGAGTATTCTACTAAGGCTAGCGGAGTTGGTTCGTTGTTTTATGATGCCATAGCATTTGACATGGCCAATCTTAATCCTACTTATACGTATGATATTTATTATAAGAAATATGGCGCGAAAAAATATCGTTTTTACAAAAGCTATTCTGCAAAAGGCAATGAAGAAGATGCTTTTTGGGAAACATACATGGCCGTTTCTCAAATTAGATATCACAATGTTCATAGAATGTGGCTTACAAGAACCGCAGCAAATACCAAGTATTGTATTCGTGTAAAAACTAGGGAAACTGGCAGATGGTCTAAGACCGGAACATTTTGGTCGGCAGCTAAGAATCCTAAATACAAACGAAATGGCAGACGTTTGACATGGAGTAAAACAAAAGGAGCAGCTGGCTATATTGCAGAATCTCGTAAATACGTATGGTACGAATGGCATGACGGTGTACCTGTATATTACGGAAACTACAAATTTAATGATCAAGTTTTATCAGCTAATAAACGTTCAATACTTGCCCCAAACGGATATAGTGCACGAAGTGTATACGCCTACACTAAGCATGGCAAATATTATTATGTTGACGGATACGGCTGTTTTAAAAACAAGAAAGAACTGAAGATTGTTCCTGGTTTTCCAGAGGAAGCTTATAAACTTCGTAGACGAGTTGGATTGGATAATTTAATTTATTATTAATTCGCATCGATTACATCCCCTTATATGAAAAAACTTTATAAGGAGGATTATGAAATGAGCGAAAAACAGGTATCATTTGAAGATTTCCGTAAGGAGCAAAAGAAACGAGAACGTAAGGAGAAACTCTGTAACGGGGTGAAAAAATGTACAGATTGGATTCAGAACAATAAAGAAGTTGCAATTGGAATCGGAACGTTTGCTGTTGGTGCAGGTGGATCTATGATAAAAGGTCTGGCTAAGCGACAGAAAGTGAAAGAAGAGAAACAATTGAAAAATAACTATTGCTATGATCGGAGTCTCGGACATTATTGGAAACTCCGCAGAGAGCTGACGAACGAAGAGTGGATCGCAATCGATAAGCGGAAACGGAATGGTGAACGGTTAGGTGATATTTTAGCCGAATTAAAAGTATTGAAGTAATATTCATAAGAGCTTGTGCTTAATTGCATGGGCTCTTATTTTTGTTCTTTCGCAAAATTTACATGCTCCTATATGAAAAACTATATTTTAGGAGGATAAAATCATGAAAGGTTGGATTAACGGAGTAACATTATTTATGAGGTATTTTTCTTATATTTGTGTATGGTTTGCATTTGTAATGGCACTTATGTCATTTGATATACCAACACACGGCTTTGGCTGGGTGATGTATGTCATTGGTGTAGTGTGTATTTCATCATATATGACCATACGAGTTATAAGAACAGCTGAAAGAATGTTTAATGACAATCCGAAACGGAAACAATTATCTCACCGATAGTTTAAGAAGAGAGGTCTACATTGACTTCTCTTTTTTCGCGCTTTTTACAATCTCCTATATGAAACAATGATCTGTGATTAAGAAAGGAGAAAATATGAGTGAACGAGTTACAGCTGATGATGTAAGGCATGTGGAAACAAAGATTATCATGACCGAAGATAAGATGTTTCGAGAGAAGAATTATTACAAGAAGCTGGAAATCAGAGAAGAGATTATATTTCTGAGGAAGAAATTACAGAAGATGCAGTTTCTATTTAAAGAGGGCTAATCAAGCTCTCTTTTCTTTTATGAAAGGAGTCGTTTATGAAAAAACCAAACAAATTCTACGCAAGAGTAAAACGTGGAGCACCAACTATATTTACGGTACTAAGTGTTGCTGGTGTGATTGCTACGGGTATTTTATCGGCAAGAGCAGCAAATAAGACCCGCAATACTGAAGAGTCCGAGAAATCAACAGTTGATAACTTCAAAGAAGGATGGAAGAATTATATTCCAGCTATTGCAGTTGGCGGAGTTACGATAGTTTGCTCCATTAGCTCCAACGTACTTAATCGACATCAGAGAGTAGCTCTTGTCAGTGCATATACGTTGGCAAGTAAATCTTATGAGGACTATAAGCGCAAAACAAAAGAACTTTATGGTGAAGAAGCTCATCAGAAAATTATGGAATCATTAGCTGCAGAGAAAGCTGAAGATGTTTATATTTCGACAGCTGATTTTGCCGGTTCATCGTCTTTAGCATGGGACGATCGTTCAGTTGAAGAAAAGCGAACGTTTTATGATAGTTATTCCAGACGATATTTTGAAAGTACTGTATGCCAAGTACTTGAAGCAGAGTATCACTTGAATCGTAACAGGTGTCTTGGTATGGACGTAACTGTGAATGATTTCTACGAATTTTTAGGCATCAAACCTATAAAAGGTGGCGACAAAATTGGATGGTGGTGGTCGGACGAAATATATTGGATCGATTTTATTCATCATAGAACAGAACTGGAAGACGGGTTGGAAATATATTTGATTGAATTTGTATATCAGCCGGGCTTGGATAATGAAGAAGATTGTTGACATTCGCAAAAAATGCAAGCCGTTATATGAAGACGGTAGAAAGGAGATAACTTATGAACAAAAAAACTTTATTGGGAATCATTCCTATTGTTGTGTTTGCTGCGTTACAGACAGCAATCTCAGAACTCAGGATGGATTTATCAATTAAAGAGGTGGTCAAAGAAGAGATCGCCAATCAGAAGTCAGAAGAAACAGAAGGGGAGTAGCAACTCCTCTTCACTTTTATTTAAGGAGAGAAAATCATGTTTAAATCAAATCTGAACAATTTCATGAAAAACATTGGTGCAAAATTAGGAGCAAATGCACCGGGAATCACAATTGGATTAGGCACAGGAGCAATCATCGTATCTGCAGTTATGGTTGGGGTAGCAACGCCTAGAGCGATGGAGCTTATTGAGGATGCAAAAAAAGCTAAAGTCAAACGTTTAGAGAACGCTAGAAAGAAAGCTCCGGAAGATGCAGTTATCGATAAGGACGAAGAACTCACAGTGGTAGAAATCATCAAAGCTGGATGGAAACCTTATATGCCGGCGATTATGACAGCAGCGGTGGGTATTGCTTGTATTGTTGGTGGTACAAGAGTTAATGCAAGACGAAATGCGGCATTATCAGCAGCATACACAGTTGTAGAGCAGACTCTTAACGATTATACAGCAAAGACAAAAGAAATTGTTGGTGATAAGAAAGAGAAAGAAATTCGTGATGCTATTGCCGCTGATGAAATTAAAAAAAATCCTTACGAAGGGTGTAACGTAGTGAGAATTCCAAAGTTTGGAAATACGCTGTGTTATGACGTGCGAGCCAATGATTATTTTATGGGAGACTACAACATGATTAAGAAGATTGAGAATGATCTTAATCGAAGATTATTCAGTGAAATGTTTATATCCTTGAATGATCTTAGAGATGAATTTGGCTTGTGTCATGATAAAGAACTTGGCGATGATATAGGTTGGAACGTTGATCATCCTATCGAATTTACTATTACAACAATGCTGGCAGATAATAATGAACCGTGTCTGGCTGTTAATTATGTAATTGCACCGAGATATGATTACCGCAATTTGCACTGATGCGCATTTTTTACACAGTCTTATATGGAACAATAATAAAATTTTCAGGAGGAAAATGAGATGAACGAAAACGAAATTATGGAACAGACAAATGAAACTGTTAACGATGCAAATGAGGTTAAAGAAACCGGCAATGAAAGCGGCGGTATTGGCATTCTTGTTGTTGCTGGAGCGTTCGCGCTTGGCGGAGCAGCTGTAGTAGGAGCTAAGAAAGCATATCGTTGGTTTAAAGATCGGAAACACAAACCGGAAGTCGTTGATGGCGATGTTGAGTGTGTGAATGACGAAGAAGTTCAGGAAGAAAAATCCGAGAATAAGTAATTGTTCAATAAGGAGTGGTGTTATCAAGCACTGCTCCTTTTTCTTTTTATTAAGGAGGATATTCATGTACAAATATGTATATAGAGGACCAGTATATTCGTTTGGTCGTATGCTTACTGATTGCTGGGTTGGCGAGACGTATGCTGTAACCATGAAGAAAGCCAGGAGTAATTTGTTTCATCAATGTAAAAAAGCACTTGGAATGTCAGAAACAGCAGCAATCTGTTTACCAGGAACAATAAGAGAGGAAAAAGTAGAGTATGTCGGATAGAGAAGAAAAGAAACCGAGACTTGAGAAGATGGTCGATGCTTCTGAGTATAAGCAGAAAGACACTGCGATAAATAAGTTAATTAAGGCTTTCATTCCAGACAATATATATGATCTTAAAGATTATATTGTCAGTGAGATCGTGATTCCGACGATCAAAGATGGTCTTGATGATACATGGAACGCTGTATTCAGGGGTAGCGGACGTAAGAAATCATCCAGCAGACGTGGAAGACGTTATTACGATGACGATGACGATATGCGCCCAGCTTACCGTAAATATTATGATGATCGCAGGAGAGACGATAGATACGGTGATGATCGATACTATCAACCAGAACGTTCTGATTTCAAGAATGTGAAATTCAAGAGCCGTGGAGATGCTGAGCGAATCTTAACAAAGATGGAAGATATTATCTATAAGAATCGATTTGTGAGTTTGCTGGATTTTTATGATCTTACCGGGCAGCCTACCAGATCCACAGATGATAACTACGGATGGACCAATTTGGATAGGGCTAAAGTCGAACGTTTGAGATCCGATAATGGATATATTATTCGTTTCCCAAGCCCAATGCCGCTTGATCGTGAGTATGATTAATTTATATTTTGAAAAGGAGAACAAATCATGAAAAAATTTCAGTTACCAAAAATTACACTTAAAGGTAAAGCAAAAAGAATTGTAGTAAAGGCAAAAATCAAAAGCCCAACAATTATGATTGTGGCAGGAGTCGCCGGTGTTGTAGGCGGAACAGTTATGGCGTGTAGAGCAACTATGAAACTCAAACCTATTCTGGATGAGGGAAAAGAAGCTACCAATGATATTCACGAGTATGCCAGCTCCGATGAAGCGAAAGAGAAAGGTTATACAGAAAAAGAAGAAACAAAAGCAGTAGTTGTTGAGAATCTGAAAACAGCTGGTAAAGTGGTAAAACTCTATGCCCCAGCAGTAGCAGTTGAAGCCGTGTCAATTGGATGCATTGTAGGAAGTCATAAGATTCTCACAAAGAGAAACGTTGGTCTGGCAGGGGCTTATGCTGCAGTACAGAAAGAATTCAAAGACTACAGAGATCGTGTCGTGGAAAGATTCGGTGAAGATCTGGACCGTGAGCTTAAGCACAATATCACCAGAACGGAATATAAAGAAAAAGAGACAGACGAAAACGGTAAGAATAAAACCGTAAAGAAATCCGTTGATGTTGCAGGTGATGGAACTGGATATTCTGGATATGCAAAATTCTTTGACGAAGCATCAAGAGAATTCACAGGTGACCCAGAACATGATAAATGGTTCCTGATGAGAGCAGAAGAACTGTTTAACAATAAGCTTCGTACCGATGGATTTGTATTTATTAATGATATTTATGATTATCTTGATATTCCTCGTACACAGCAGGGACAGACTGATGGTTGGGTTTATGATGCAGAACATCCAGATGCTTATCCGATTAGCTTTGATATTATGAATATTAATAAAGAAGCTAATAGAAGATTCGTAAACGGATACGAACCGGTCATCCTTCTTGACTTCAAGAATTGCCGTTATATTCTTGATCAGATTTGAATGATTGGACTTAATACAGTAGGAACGGGAACTATTCAAGATATTTTTGATTATCCTTGGCTTTATGGTATGAGTCAGGGATAGAAAGGAGCGTATATGACAGGACGAGATTTAATTGTTTATATCTTAACTAATCATCTGGAAAATGCCGAAATTCGAAATGGTAAATTAATGGTATCCGGTAATGATTTCATGAAAGACGAACAGGTAGCATCCATACTTGGTGTTGGAATGGCTACTGTTAGAGTGTGGTACGAGAACGATTATTTCGAAGGGGCTTGCCGGGAAGATGGAGTTATTTATGTTCCTAAAGATGAAGTAATTCGAATATTGTCTGAAAAGTTTAAGGAAGCAGGGGTGAGAATATGAAAAGTATTATTTCTTATACATTTGCAGCACTCGCAGGTATTTGCTTTATTAAGGGACTAGCGTTGGTCAAATAGGAGGTATCGGATGGAGCGTCTTGAATATTTACTTTCAATAGTTCAATTTGCAACTGATACAAAAGAAAAACGCCATATTGTAGGAGGGATGCTGGTCAGTATCTCTCTTTTATTTGGCGGGATGGCATTCACCGTGATGACAATGAAAGATGAGGATGAGAACTATGAATAAAGCATTATGTTTTATATTTGGTGCTATAGCTGGCACGGCATTGGGTTATTATATCGCTCGACAGAGATGTGAAGAAGAAATTGAATCGGTCAAAGAGGCTTTCAGAGAAGATTCTGAGCGTGAAGAATCTAGCGTTGACGAGAATCCAGACAGAGAGCCTATGGATTCTTCGATACGTCCAGCAGTTAAAGAAGCTATTGATTACATGAATACAGTTCGTAAGGCTGGATATACTGCAGCACCAGATCCGACAGACGAAGATGAAGTCAGTGATATTCCGTATGAGATTACTCCAAATGAATTTGGTGACATCGAATACGAGGAAGTAGAGCTTGTTATGTTTGCTGACGATGTGCTGGCTGACGGTGACACATATGAACGAGTTGAAGATGTTGATAATGTCGTGGGCGAGGATAATCTGCTGAAGTTTGGTCATTATGAAGAAGATCGTGTTTGTGTCCGCAATGACAGACTCAAATGTGATTATGAGATTATCAGAGATGAACGAACATATGAGCAGGCATATAAAACAATGTATCCTTATAAACCTTACGACGAAGATGTGGAGGATTAATGGACGTAAGGGAACAATATTTTAATTGGATGTATGACATGGTGTTCACTAAACGAGCACCATCATATGTCCGGTTATTAAGATACTTAAACAGTCAGGAATTTACTTACAATATTCGTCTTGATGGTAACAGAGCTGACGACGGTTTATATTTACGATATCGTTTTAAGCAAGAGAATCATCTAAGAGCTGTTGACGTAGATAGATGTTTGACTGGTAAATGTAGTGTACTTGAGATGATGGTGGCACTGTGTTTACGAATTGAAGAGGATATTATGGACGATCCGGTTAAAGGAAACAGAATTCACAAATGGTTTCATGTTATGCTCAAGAGTCTTGGATTACTAGACATGGATGATGCATATTTTGATGAGCGGTACGCAGACAAAGTGATTACAAGATTCTTGAATCGAGAATATGAGCCTAATGGAGCTGGTGGATTATTCCGAATTAAGGATTGTCCGTATGATTTAAGAAGCGTTGAAATATGGTATCAGATGTGCTGGTATTTCGACAGTATTTTGTAAAGGAGTCACAAAAATGAAATGATAGATTTTATTAAAATTCATGTCGAAAAGCCAAAAAAGATAGGTGGTCCATCGATTGCATATCCCAAATTTCTGCTGAAGAAAAGTTCAGATCTTATGATTCAGGGTGGTGATTTTTACGCTATCTGGATTGAAGAAAAGGGTTTATGGTCAAAAGATGAACAGGATGCTATTGACATGATTGATAATGAGCTTCGAATGTTTGTCGAAGCAAATAAAGATAAGTATACGGAGCTTATACCTTTATATTTATGGGATTCAACATCAGGTATGATTGATCGATGGCATAAATATTGTCAAAAACAGTTACGAGATAATTATCATGTACTTGATGAAAAACTTATATTTTCGAATACTGTTACGACAAGAGAAGATTATGCCAGTAAAAAACTCAATTATCCGTTAGAACCAGGAACTATAACTGCTTATGATGCTCTGATGTCTACTTTATATTCTCCGGAAGAAAGAGAGAAACTTGAGTGGGCTATCGGAGCTATTGTATCTGGAGATAGTAAAAAGATTCAGAAGTTTCTGGTTCTGTACGGATCTGCTGGAACTGGTAAATCAACAGTTCTGAATATTATCCAGAAGCTGTTTGAAGGGTATTGTTCATCGTTCGATGCAAAAGCCTTAGGTTCTGCAAATAGTTCATTTGCGTTGGAGCCATTTAAAACAAATCCGCTTGTAGCAATTCAGCATGACGGTGATTTATCCAGAATTGAAGACAATACAAGGCTTAATAGTTTAGTTTCCCATGAAAAAATGCCGGTAAATGAGAAATTCAAATCCATGTATGAAATGAAATTCAATGCTTTTCTGTTCATGGGTACAAACAAACCAGTAAAGATTACCGATGCCAAATCAGGTCTTATAAGACGACTAATTGACGTAACGCCGTCAGGTAAAAAGTTGAGTTTCAGTGAGTATAACAAAGCAATGTCAAACATTGATTTTGAACTAGGAGCTATTGCCAGTCATTGTTTATCTGTTTATGAACATAATAAAACAATATACGACAATTATGCTCCGATTGCTATGATGGATGCCTCAAATGATTTCTATAATTTTATATCTGACATGTATTATGAGTTTAAGAAAGAAGACGGAACTACTCTGAAAGATGCATGGGATTTGTATAAGACTTATTGCGATGAAGCAAAGGTTAATTATCCTATGAGTAAGAGAGTATTCAAAGAGGAACTTAAGAACTATTTTCATGAATTTCATGAAAGATCTACAGATGGTGGTAGGATCAGAAACTTCTATAAAGGGTTTCTTGCCGATAAATTTGATATTCGTATTGGGAAGTCAACGGAAGAAAAAACAAAACTTATAGATTTCAATTCAACAGAATCTATATTTGATGAGGTGGCTGCAGAATATCCGGCTCAGTATGCCAATAGTGGAGGAACTCCGGTAAATAGTTGGGATAAAGTTACCACCAAACTATCTGATATTGACACATCTAAACTTCACTATGTAAAAATCCCAGAGAATCACATTGTAATAGATTTTGATATTCCAGACGAAAACGGAAACAAGAGTTTCGAAAAGAACCTGGAAGCAGCAAGTAAATGGCCGGATACATATGCCGAACTTAGCAAATCTGGTGCTGGTATTCATTTGCATTATATTTACAATGGTGATGTTACAAAGTTAAACCGTTTATATTCTGAACATATTGAAGTGAAGGTGTTCACGGGAAAGAGTTCTCTCAGACGAATGCTTACAAAGTGTAACGATATTCCGATTGCTACGATCAGTTCTGGTCTTCCTTTAAAGAAGGAGAAAAATATGGTAAACATGGACATTGTAACCACTGAGAAGGGGTTACGTACAACAATCAAAAAGAATCTTTGTAAAGAGATACATCCAGCAACCAAACCGAGTATCGATCATATTTACAAGATTCTTGAAGATGCGTGGAACAGTGGCGTTCATTATGACGTATCAGATATGTATCCGAAGATCATGGCATTTGCTATGAATAGTTCGCATCAGGCTGAGTACTGCATGAGCAAAGTTGACGATATGCATTTTAAATCAAAAGACGTAGATGTGAAACCAGCGGTCAGTAACGATGACAGGCTGGTTTTTTATGATGTTGAAGTATTTCCCAACTTGTTTGTTGTCTGCTATAAATTTGATGGGGGAGAAGCGGTGTATCGATTAATCAATCCGACTCGTACAGATATTACAAGACTTTGTCAGTACAATCTGGTTGGTTTTAACTGTCGAAGATATGACAATCATATTATGTACGCGTGGATGCAGGGATACACAAATCAGGAACTTTATATTCTTTCGCAACGAATCATTAACAAAGATAAAAAAGATGAAGACCGTAGTTGTTTCTTCCGAGAAGCTTATAATATATCATACACTGATATTTATGACTTTGCGTCTGCCGGAAATAAGATGTCCCTTAAGAAGCTTGAAATCGAGATGGGACATATTACGGAAGCAGAACTAATCAAGAAAGGCTATACAGAGTCAGAAATCAAGAGTATTAAAGCTGGAACACATCATCAGGAACTGGGATTACCATGGGATCGGCCAGTACCGGAGAAACTTTGGGATAAGGTAGCCGAATATTGTTGTAACGACGTTGTGGCTACTGAAGCAGCATTCCATTATTTGAAGGCTGACTGGACAGCAAGACAGATTCTGGCAGATTTGGCAGGCATGACGGTCAATGATACCACGAACACGCTCACAACTAGAATTATATTTGGTGGTAACAAAACACCTCAGTCGGATTTCCATTGGAGAGATCTTGCTGAACCGGTTTTTGATATGGATGAAGAGATGCATGAGTTCTTATCCGAAGCTTGTCCGGTAATGATGTCTCAGACTCACGGAGAAGCAGGAAGTCTGTTACCATATTTTCCCGGATACAAATACGAATTCGGTAAGAATATTTATCGTGGTGAGGACGTTGGTAAAGGCGGACACGTATATTCTGAACCTGGAATGTATATTTGGGATGCGTTGCTGGATATTATTTCCATGCATCCGCATAGCACAATTGCTGAGTGCTTATTTGGCGTGATATATACACGAGCATATCGTGAAATTGTAGAGGGTCGAGTAAGCATCAAACATGAGGCATGGGAAGAAGTCAATCATATGATGGACGGTAAACTTACACCATTTATTCAGAGGGTTAAAGATGGCGAAATGTCATCTGACGATCTGGCAAACGCGTTGAAGACAGCGATTAATTCTGTTTATGGACTTACATCCGCTGGATTTGATAATCCGTTTAAAGATCCTCGTAATGAAAACAATATTGTTGCTCTTCGTGGAGCGTTATTTATGGTTGATCTAAAACATGCTGTACAGGAAAGAGGATTTACAGTAGCTCACATTAAGACCGATTCCATTAAGATCCCGAATGCAACCCCCGAAATCATCAAATTTGCTATGGATTTTGCTCAGAAATACGGTTATACATTTGAACATGAGGCAACTTACGAAAAGATGTGTCTGGTGAATAAGTCTACATACATTGCAAAATATGCCACACCGGAACAGTGCGAAGCTATGTATGGCTATATTCCGAAAGATAACAAGAAGCATCCTGGACAGTGGACTGCGACTGGTGATCAGTTTAAGGTTCCTTATGTGTTTAAGACATTGTTCAGTAAAGAAGCCATTGAATTTGAAGATCTTTGCGAGACATTTTCCGTCAAATCAGCTTTATATTTGGATATGAACGAGGATTTGGAGGATGTGTCTGGATTGGAGAAGGAACTGGATAAGCTTGAGAAGAAGATTAAGAAACTCCAGAAAGATAATCCGGGTCAGACCTATCCAGAAGAATGGGATACAGAGATCAATACACTTGATAAACAGATTTCAGACGGACATGCTTATATTTTCATTGGAAAAGTTGGTCAGTTCTGTCCTATTAAAGATGGTTGCCACGGTGGATTACTGATGAGAGAGCAGAACGGTACGTATTATGCAGCAACCGGTACCACTGGATATCGTTGGCTTGAATCGGAAATGGTACGAGATATGCACAAGGAAGCGGATATTAATCGTGAATATTTCGACACACTTGTAACAGACGCAGTACATGATATTTCTGAGTATTGCGACTTTGAATGGTTTAGATCCGATGAGCCTGTACCGATTTCAAAGAAAATGCCAGAGTTTATGAACATCCCTGAAGATACTCCTGAAGAATTACCGTTCGCATAATTTACACATTCTTATATGGCAACGAACATTTATATTCTAAGGAGGACAAAAGAATGAAGAATTATGTTAAATTTGCAGTGGTTGGACTTGCGGGATACTTTATTGGATTTTATGAGTGTAAATACAAAGCGATGAAAGCTTATATTGAACTCACGAATAAAGATGATAATTCTAAGGAAAGAAACTGTAAAGAAGATTCAAACAAAGAAACCAAAGAATGATATTCAAAAGCGGAAAGGCTCAGTTTACACTGGGTCTTTTTGTTTTCTAAAATTATATTTTAAAGGAGATTAAAGAAATGCCAAACTTTACAGAACCAAACTACAACATTAAAAAAATCACAATCCGTGACGCACATATCCGATTCAGAAATTTCGGTGGTGGTAGATATGGACGAGAAATCACACTGAGAATCGATGATCCAGATATTGCACAGGAGATGGCAAATGACGGATGGCCGGTGAGAACCATTATTCCAGACGATCCAAATTATGATCCAATTTATCAGATGCGTGTGGCTATATCTTACCGTGATCGTGAGGGGCATCTGTTTGACGAGAATGATACACGTCTGCCTCATATTTATATGTGTACAAGAAAAAGACAGCATGAACTTAATGAAGACACAATTGCAAGACTGGATCGAGCTGAGCTGGATAAGGTGGATCTGACGGTCAGAGCAAGATGGTGGAAAGATGAAAATTCAGGAGAATGGCACATCAAAGCATTCTTAAGTCGTCTGTATGCAACGATTTGTGAGGATGATCTGGATGCAGAGTATGCTGAACAGGAGTATCCGGAGGAGTAAATGGCTTTTCTATATGATGAACAAAAAGAAGCCGTTCAAAAAATGAAAAATGGATGTATTCTATGCGGTGGAGTTGGGTCTGGGAAATCTCGGACCTCACTCGCATATTATGTTATACAAAATGGCGGATCATTTGAACCGTTCAAACCTATGAAACCAAATGCAAAAAATCTTTACATTATCACGACTGCTTATAAAAGAGACACTTTAGAATGGGAAGGCGAATTATTACTTTTTGGTCTAAATAAGGATTACGATAAAAGTCTCAGTAAAGTACAAATTACAATAGACAGCTGGAATAATATAGGAAAATATAAAGCAATTGAAGGTGCTTTCTTTATATTTGACGAACAAAAGGTATCTGGTAAAGGGGCTTGGGTTAAATCGTTTTTACGGATTGCTGAATATAATGAATGGGTTCTATTATCTGCAACTCCTGGTGATAAATGGGACGATTATATTCCGGTATTCATTGCAAATGGCTTCTATAAAAACAGAACAGAATTTAATCAGCAACATTGTGTATTTGCAAGATTCTCTAAATATCCAAAAATCGAGCGATGGCTTAATGTTGGTCGTTTAATCCGATTGAGGAACTCTATATTAATTGATATAGAAATTGTAAGACCAACAATACGACATGATGAAGACGTTTATGTTGAGTATAACAGAATCATCTATAAAGACATGATGAAGAATCGATGGGATATTTGGAAGAATGAACCTTTTCAGACAGCTGCTGAGCTGTGCTATGCATTAAGAAAGGTGGTGAATTCCGATGACAGTAGATTGGTAGCAACTATGGAACTATTTGAGAAGCATCCGAGAATGATTATATTCTACAATTTTGATTATGAATTGGAGCTTCTTAAATCACAGTATTACGGAGAGGATGTTGAAGTTGCGGAGTGGAATGGACACAAGCACCAACCAATACCGGAATGCGATTCATGGGTATATTTGGTGCAGTACACCGCCGGGGCTGAAGGATGGAATTGTATTAAAACTGATACGATCGTGTTCTACAGCCAAAATTACAGTTACAAGATTATGGAACAGGCGGCGGGGCGCATAGACAGATTGAATACTGGCTATAAGGATCTATATTATTATCACCTGAAAAGCAGGGCCAGTATCGATTTGGCTATAAATAGAGCTTTGGTGAGTAAAAAGAAATTTAATGAAGGAGCCTGGAGCAGAAAGAATAAAGCTATTTATATTCCTGCCAAACAGGCTGCTTAAACAAATGGAGGAAATATTATGAGTTATATTAATAATGCTACAAAGGAATTCGTAAACGAAGTTAGTACGGCGACTGAAATATTAAAGTATGTTATCGATAATACCGAAAAGTTAGGTCCAATGGAGACAGTAATGTTCGGTACAGCTCTGATCGAGTTCGGAAATAGGATAAGACCAATTTACCAGGAACTGAAGAAGACGAACGGAGAAACCAGCACCACTATAATCAAGTTCGAAAAATGAGTCATCACGGCGGTTATATTACGAAAGGAGAAAGGGTATGAAAGTACGGAGTAAGAGTCATATTATTGAAAGTGTTCCAGGAGGTCAAGAATGGCAGTTATAAATGACACTATCGATCAGCTTTCCTATGAAATCGGAGAGGCTTCTGGTTATATCGACGGGAGTAAACTTGGTTATGAATACGGTTATCATGACTGCGTATTGGACTTGAAAAAGAGAAAAAATCAGATTCGTAGGAGAAAGGCTGAACGTTTGGCAGAGAGTTTATATTTTATGAAACAGAAACTGTGGGGAGTGGCATTGCTGCTCCTCACTTTTTTAGTAGCTGATTGGTCTGGCGGAGACATGACAGCAGGAGTCCTCACGATTCCAATGAGTTTAATATTGATATTTGGAAAGGATGAATGGATTTGATTTCATTGATAGGTATATTTATTACTGGAATATTATTCAGAATTATTTTGGACTATAGGTCTAATCGAAAACGATATGATGGTGATCTGAATGATACAAATAATCGATGTACATATTGTCGGACAACAACATACGATCACTGTGGTGATTGCAAAAAAAAAAAAATGAAAGGTGAAAAATATGAGTGTTAGAAGCTGGATTCTATTTGGAATATTTATACTGATCATGGGACTTCTGGATTATGCTCTGTGCAAGATGGTTGGTATGAATGATGAGCGAGAGGAGGATAAGGACGATGATTAAATTTACTGCTGTATCGGTAGTCTTATATTTGGTGAATATGTTCATACTGAAACTGTATGTTCGCTGTTCAAAAGGAGCAGCATTTCGATTGAGATATGATTTATACAAAGGAAAAGAAAAAATCTGGTATGTCATTTCTGGTTGGTGGAAGATATTAAATATTATTTTTGTAGCGGTTTGCGCAATCAAGCTGATATTTATGTATCTATAGGGAGGAAGAGAAAGATGATTTGTCCTAGATGTGGTGAGGGTAGAGCAGTCGTTAAAGATACCAGAGATGTTGATTCAGGAGAAGTAAAGCGTTTCCGGAAATGCGACAAGTGCGGGTATATCTTCCATACGTATGAAATAACAGAAGACGAGTACTGTGATCTATTACTAACAAGAAGGAAATACTTGGGAGAAGGCGAGGAAAATAAGAAATGATAGAAATTAAAGATGACACTAAAGAAAAATGTCAGGATTGTCCGATGTTTTCACCAGAAACTACATGCAATAAATTTTACGGTGATAATAAAGTCGTAAAAACTGTAGTGCAGATATACTGTGAGAATCGTAATAATTGTGATGCGGTTGAACAGTATTTAGAAAGGAGAAAGCGAAATGATTAAATTAGAAAATATAGGTTTGGCAAGTCCAGAGCAGATGGAGTTCATTATTGAAGGCATGAGAAATCCGATGAACTCTTGGAAGAAGAGTGATAGCCATATTGATTCAGATTTATACAGTCTGGATAATATTGAAATTGGTTCAAACGATTTAAGTCTCATGCAGCGACTTTCCAATGCCGGTACAGAACATCGTAAGTATATGAGAATGATGCCGGTGTATGTGAGAATTACGGCACCGTTGTACTGGTGGAAAGAATTTGATACTTATAAAGTTGGTACTGTTGCGAACTCCTGTAGTACAATGCACAAGATTGCAGAGAAAGAATTTACTGTGGACGATTTCAGTTGCGAACATCTTGGTGTATTTATTCCGGCTGAAAAAAATGGTGGCGTTGAGGATTACAAGAATCTATGGATAGCGGCACTGGAGGAGACTATCGACTATTTGAATGTTGCTCGTACTTTTTACAACCGAGAAACTGATCCAAAACTTAAGAAAGATTATTGGTGGCAAATGATTCAGCTGCTTCCGAGCAGCTATAACCAGACTCGTAACGTTATGATGAATTATGAAGTTCTGGCAAATATTTACCGACAGCGGAAGAATCATAAGCTGGATGAATGGCGAGAGTTCTGTAAATGGATTGCGTCTCTTCCATATTCTGAGTTGATTACTGGGAAATATGTGCATACTAAGAACGATTGTGTTGAGTGTATTTATTACAACCAACCGTACAATCAGACAAGTTTCGGTACCGAAGCACCTGTATGCCATATTTGTAAGGTGTATGATCCGAAACAGGATGAAGACTATTTTGAAAGGGATGATGGGGATTTATGTTCATTTGAGGCAGGAGGTAAATATGGCGAAAATAGCTGATGGCAATATAGTAGGAGAATTAGAAGTAGAAGTCAAGGCGACATTAACTGTGGATGAAGATACGTTTAATACTTGTGTAAATATTATGACGATCTATGCAAGAGAACACGGCATAAAAGGAATGACACTTGATTTTCGAAAAGCAGCTCCTAGTCGTTTGGGAAGATTTCTTATGAGTGATGAAGCTGTAGATGATGTTCTTGGTGTCAAGACAAAATACAATAAGTAATAATGGACTCTCTTCGGAGGGCCTTTTATATTTGGAGGACTGAATTATGAGAATACGTACTGATAGTAATTATGATGGCGGAAATGTAACACAATTAAAAATCAGATTAAACACTACAGGCGAAACAATGAGAATGAACATTGTAAAGCCAAATGTTCCAGATTATACCATTGGAGAATTAAGCAGATCAAACAATGCGGAACTGATTTTTGATGACAGTAGAGATCTTGATACTTTTATAGATGCATTACTACATCTTCAGAAATATCACAGGGAAAGTGTTGGCGAATGGAGGGTTGTGGAGTGAATGGCTTGGAAAAATTAACAGGTGCGTTGACGATACCTAAAATAAAAAATGGTTCTAAAGTATCTGCGGGAAAACTATATGGTATGAATTTTTGCATCGATCATCATTTTAATTGGTTTCAGAAGAAAATGATTAAATGGTGTTTCGGGTTAACAGTGGAAGATTATACGGAGGAATAAGTTATGTTATATATTTGTGTGAGGACGTATGCGGATGGAAAATACATTAATATGGTACTTCCTAGGATATTCACAAACTATCATGAATGTATAGAGATGTGTATAGATCTTCAACAAAAACTTGGTCAAGAATCCGATGAACGTTGGATTCCTTTTCCATTGTATCAAGAAGATTGACACGCACATTTTACAACTCCTTATATGCAAGAAACAGATAAAAACAATCAAGGAGGAATTGTATTATGTTAAACGAAAAAATCAAAGAAAAGGCAAAGAATGGAGCTGAAAAGGTTAAAGATTTTTGGGATGATTACGGTTTAATCATTGGTTATTGTGCTGTTTGTGTTGCTATTCCAATTGGAACGATAGCGTTAGGAAGATGTAAATTTAATAAATTTGAGATAGCATGGCTAGAAGCACAGAAACAAATGTTAGACAGTAATCGGAACTATGATTATGGACCGTATAAGCTTTGTAAATTCTTTGATCCGAACACTTTGGAAGAAATCGGAAAAGTAATGATGCATGAAACAAGCGTTGAAGCGTTTTTGGATGCTAAGTAATTGCAAGATTGGGGCTTGTGTTTAACACAGGCTCTTTTCTTTTTTATTATTATGTTTATTTTAGGAGGTATAAGATGGTAGTTGATAGTGATTTAAGAGAAGTAAATTATGAGAAATACTGTGGTATTTGTAAGCATGCGGATTGTCCAGAGCACGAAGATCCTTGTTTTGAGTGTTTAGATAATCCACTTAATTATTATACAGAGAAACCTGTAAAGTGGGAGGAGAAGGAATGAAACCTAAGCATGCATGGAATAGGAAACGTAATGGGACATATAGCAATTTGAGGTATTATCGGAACCGGACGAATCAGCTCAGTCACTTGCGTGTTAGGCAGAACGGTTCCATACGTATTATCGTTAATAACCGTCAAAAAATGGCAGGAAAGCCTATGAGACGCACACGACAAATAAAAATAGCGAAGAAGAGATACTTAGATTATCTTGTGAAACAGTATTTTGGAGGTAACAGTAGTGAGTCATGATATGAAGAAGAGCTCGTCTGAAAAGCGGGCTGAACGAGAACAGGCATTACATGGTCAGCAGTGCCGATATTCACGTATGGAAAGAGATGGAAGGCGTGAAGTAGCGGAGAAACAATTTAGACATAAACCGTATGGGAGGATCGAGTAAATATATGAGCAGATTAGGAACAGAGTTGCCGAAAGAGTATTCGGACAGATTTGATGAATTACGGCAGAATCGTGTAGAGGTTAGCTACTATAAATATGGTACAGCATCTGACAACTTTGGGATGAAATTGGTTAATGCACTGGAAAGTCATGATATGTGTGTTAAGAAGTATTTGAAGACAGGTAACACTGAGTATCTTTGTGATGCTGCTAATTATTTAATGTTTGAGTTTATGTACCCTCGCGCTGAGGGTGCTTTTTTTAAGTCTACAGACAGCGGAGAAAGCGCTGGAGTCGCCGGAACACCAATAAACCAATTGAAGGAGAAGTGGTATTGATGGATAAACAGAATAAAGTTTTATATTTGGTAATGTGTAGTACAGTTGAGAGATCCTATTATCTTATGGATGAACTTGCATTCCAGAACATGTACAAGCTGTCAAAGGTATCCAGGAAAGAGCGAACAGTATATTTTCGAGATGGACGGATATTTAGGTTTGTAGGAGCTGATGAAAGAAGTGCTTTTATTGGAAGGTATAACTGGAACAAACTCTATGAGAAAGAATTTGAGGAGGAGTTTTTGAATGACAATAAGTAATTTTTGTGTTGGAGTTGTAATGTTTTTATGCATTATGGTTGTGACATTCATGTTCGGATGGCTTGTTGCATTTATATGTGACGATGATGATATGACAACATTTTGGGCATGGTTAACGTCATCATTATGTTTAGCAGTATGCATAATCATTATATTTGTACAGAATAACATTATTTAAGGCGGATAAAGAATGAGTGAAAGATGCAAAACAATTGATAAAGAATTGAGCAGGAACGGGTCTGGATATTATGACCCGACTGCGTATAAGGCTATGAAGAGAGTAGAGGCAGATGAGAAGAGATACGGTAAAGATTATGAGAGATTCTATAATCTGTTGAATACTATCTTTTATATTTGTGAGCTTGCTGGGTTTCATGTGGAAGGTCGGATTGTGCTGACTGATAAGAAAACAGGAAAGGTGTGGAGATAATATGGATGATTATATGTTTTGGGTTTGGGTTATAGTTATGATGATGTTGTTGACAATGATATTCTTATCAGATTAGCGAGGTGTGCTCTATGATTTTATATGGTTTGTTATTACTATTGTTTTTATTCATCGGCTTTGCTGATGGTAATCCTTTATATTTTGTAGCTGCCGGATTGGTATGCATTGCTTTGGAGATTTGTAATAAGGAGTGAGGGTGACAAGAAATGATATTGATAGTATCTACATGCGGTGACATACCTAAAGAAGAGTTAATTGAATTGCAGAAGCGACTCGAAGCAGAAGCGAACAGTCCCAATAAAAATAAGGTAATGTGTCTTCCTAGATTTGCTACTATTGTGAGTATTGATGATTGTAATTCAATAAAAGCAAAGGTAATAACGGACACCGATCCGACGAAAGGAGATAAATAGCATCCGCGTGGAATGCAACTTCTTATATGGAACCATAAGGTTTACATTTATATTATAGGAGGTAACGAATTATGATGAACGGTAAAGTGATGGGATTTGTGAAGGAGCACAAGAAGGATATTATTTATATCGCAGTTACAGGAGCTATTGGAGTGATGACTTTTAAGGCTGGCAAAAGACAAGTATCTAAAAACAAATCAGAAATCGAAAAGTGTATTGACGAAATATTAAATAGCGCTTATGAAGTATATTCTGATAAAACTATGGGATTTGTCGGATTGACCGGTAAAAAATTAAGTCTCAAGCCTAGCGAATTGGGAAAACTGAACGAAGTATTATCTGAAATTAAAGGACCGAATATACCAGAAACATTTACGAATTTTATCTTATTTGGACCAATAGAAGAGTAAATGAAAAACTTTATATTACAAAGGTTAGGGCACTAATTACTGGTGCTCTTACTTTTTTGCATGGGAGGGAATGCACGTTGAAATTTGTAGGTTGGGATATATATTTGTTGAGGTTTGTATGTTATGCAGGTGCGATAATTTCTAAGGATATGCGGTGGTTTATTGTAGCCGCCTTACTGACAATTGCTTATGAGCTGAGACATATCTGGGATAAAGGAGAGAGCGATGATAAATCATGATTAGTCGTATTTATTATTAATGTGCTTGTTGGTATGGCTCTTGGAGAGATAATTATTCATTTAGTGGGGTAATCGTATGAAAATAATTGATATTTTCAAAAGAGAGTGGCCGGGATTGGCTGGGAAGATGGTGAAGTGGACACCATGTGGATTAGGCAGGGTTCGTGTGAGGTTGAAGAATCATCTGGAAGTTATATTTACATATTACGATGATGATTCATGGAGTTTGGAGACAGAAAAATACAATAGAAAATGGAGAAAATGAGCTATTAGTATATACTGTATAACTGAGTTGAAAGATTTGGACGTTGACGAAATTCTTAGTGGCATTAGATACATAGATCCGGAAGATTTAGTGGTATTATATCGAGAAAAGATCAGACAATTAGAAATTAGGTTAAGAAATTCAGAAAATATTAATGCCGATTTAACAAAAGAGAATGAGAAACTAATTGCGTCTATTGATAAATTGAATAAGGAGAAAAATAAGATAGACGGAAACAGATCGTCTATGAGATTTCAGTTCGGAATATTACAAGAGCGATTGACGGTTGCCGAGTCGAGCATTAAAGAACTTATGGCCGAAAATGCAAGATATTTACAACTAAATAAAGATTTGAAAAGGCAGATAGGTGACTATAAGAGTGCTTACGAAAAATATATAGATACAGTTGAAAAGTTGCAGGATTGAAATAAGAAAAGGAGATAAGGTTATGAGTATGTATTTCGAATGCGAACTGAATAAAATAGACATTGACGAAATTCTTAGCACTGTCCGATACATAGATCCGGAAGATTTAGTGGTATTATATCGAGAAAAGATCAGACGGCTGGAATCGGCATTGAAAAATTCGGAAGATGATAATATTCGGCGATCTGAGATGAATAAAGAATTGTCAGATAAGGTTGAATGTCTTGGAAACAATAATCGAGAGCTGCTAAAAGAGAATGGACGACTGAAAGAAGAGTTGCAGCTAGTTTGTGAGAATTACAATGCATTCAATGAAGATGCCAAGCAGTTGGTTGAGGAGAAGAAAGATCTGGAAGAGAGCAGTGGTTTGGAGATTTGCAGATTGATGCAAGAGAATAAGAGACTTAGAGCTGATCTTGAAGAGAGTCATGCGAATAGCATTAGACTGGTTGCTGAGTTGAAGACTGCTAAAAATGTATTGGTAGAAGCTAATAAGAAGTTATTTAATAGTCAGTTCGGCTTACAGTCGATGTCATGCCATGATCTTATGACGGAGAATCATAGATTGTTACAGAGGCAGGCTAGTCTTGAAACTCAAATCAATATTCTGAATGCAGTTAGTGACGGGTACAAAGACGATATTGGTAAACTTATACATGAGAACGAAGAGCTGAAGACTGAGAATAAGCATTTACTGAAAGAAAATGAGGATTTGAAAGAATCTGTTAAAAAGTTAAAGGAAGAGCGTGAAATATTATCGACGAAACAGGTATATTTTGAAGATCAAATTAAAACTTTAAATGCAACTTGTGAGGGATATGCAGACAACATCAATGCATATAGAAAAGAGGTTGATCAGCTTACTCAGGAAAATAAGAAGTTGATTGAGGAGCGGGACGCTTTATGGGCTGAGACACAACATTTGGACAAAATATATAAGCAGTTGCTGAATGAGAAAAAACGTTTGCAGGAAAATTTTGAAGAGTTAAAGGCTTCTTCGGACTTATCCATGACTGCAGAATTGGCAGAAATATTTTCGGAATTCATAGATAAAGATGATAAAAATCGTGCGGATTTGAGTGCGAAAATCGATGAATTTAAGGAGAAATATCAGTTTGAATAATTGATATTTTGGGTGTTATGGGCTGAAATTTGACTGATTTTGAGGTAAAAACGGTCATTTTTCGGTCCAAAATAGCCGTCCACTTTTGGTTTTAAAAGTGTCAAAAAGTGGACGAAAAGTGGACGAGTTGTTAAAAGTGACACCTGAAATTGTAAAAATTCTGTGAAAAACAGTAAAAATTGTCCAAATCCGTCCACTTTTCCCACTTTTTAGGGGTTTTAACCTATATATGTGAAAATTATAATATTGTTTATATATAAACATAATAATAATTTTAGTATATGTTAATATAGCATTTTGGGCGAAAAAGTGGACGAAACGGCATTTTTGGCAAATTCTAAGGTTTTTGACGAAAAAGGAGGATTTTTATGAGAAGCACTAAAAGAAGAGACTGGTATGACGAAATTTATGATACTTATGTATTGATGCATCTCAGAGGTGATGAAGCCAACATCGTCGAATGGACGCCTTTTGGTAGAAATTCAATTGATATTACGTTTAGGGATGGTAGTGTGTTCCGATATAACTATTTCAGAAATTCAATAACCAGACTCGATGTAGCTATTGATGATATTAAAACCATGACAGAACAAATGAGAGAAATGTTCCCTCATAAAATTCATAAAGCCATGTTGGATGCTGGATGTTCTCAAAAAGATTTAGCGCAGGGTATTGGTACAACAGAATGCACTGTTAGTCATTATTGCTCTGGAAAGCGGCTTCCAAATCTTATAACGATTTCCATCATGGCAAAATTCTTAAATTGTGATCTCTACGAACTTATACCGTATTATGATCCAAAAGACAACAGAATCAAATAATTTTTTATAGACCCGATTATGGGTCTTTTATTTTGCACGCGAAAAATACATGGGCTTTTATGAAGAGAGAGGTAATATGGGCATTTCCCATACTTACACTTTCTCTTTTCGTTTACTCATAATAATTTTCTCCAGTACATTTCAGAAGGGAGGTAACACGATGACACGATTAGAAAGTAATTTTCAAGCAGAATTGAAAAAAGATCTTAGAGCAATGTTTAACGGTTGCATTGTTTTGAAGACTGACCCGACCGACACTCAGGGTATTCCAGACCTCCTGGTTCTATATCGTGACAAATGGGCCTCCCTGGAATGTAAGAGAGATCGCAATGCAAGTAGAAGACCTAATCAGGAATATTACGTAGATAAAATGAACAATATGTCATTCTCACGATTTGTATATCCTGAGAACAAGGAGGAAGTTTTAAATGAACTACGAGAAGTATTCGAACCTTGTAGGTAAACATGCATTGTTTTCACCTAGTTCAGTCTGTCTTATTGATAAAACAGATAAAGACATTATTCGATACTGGGCGAGAAAGTATATTCCAGAAATAGGAACCGCTCTGCATGATATTGCTAGAGCTCATATCAAAAATAGAATTAAGTTGACCCGATATTCCAAATCCGAAGTATTGCTATCATTAATTGATACTTACAAAATTCCTTTAGCTGTTATCGAAAGAGCTATTGACTTTGATGCTAAGTATCAGAATTTGATGACCTATGTGAATGATGGTATTAAGCACCGCATGGTCCCTGAACAAATTTTATATTTGTCGAACTTATGCTTTGGAACTGCAGATACTATTTCTTCTTTGGATTCCGTGGAACGAACCGGAATGTTACGAATTCATGATTTGAAGACCGGCGACACTCCGGCAAAGATGTTTCAGCTTGAAAACTACGCTGCTTTATTTTGTTTGAATTATAACTACAAACCAGTTGACCTTGAAATGGAGCTTCGCATTTATCAGTCTGGTGAAGTACTGTATCACAATCCTGATCCTAATGATGTTCAGTTAATAATAGATCAATATAAGAATGCTAATCAGTTGATAAATGATATTTTGATGGAGGATTAAGAAATGTATGAAGAAAACCCGCCGTTAGACGAAGTTTATGATTTTTATACGATGAGCGAAGATGACTTTTATGACGAAGACAATCTAACTCATTACGGTATGCCAAGAAGATCAGGGCGATATCCATGGGGATCTGGTGATAATCCATATCAGCATTCAGCGGATTTCATGGCGAGAGTTCAGAGTCTTAAGAAATCTAATGCCACAGCAGTTGACGAATCCACTGGTGAGATTCTTACAGGAGAAAGAGCAATTGCTAAAATTATGGGATTGTCTAACACCAAAGAGCTTCGAGTACAGTACGCTTTGGCTAAAGACGAGAAAAGAACATATGACGTTCAGACTGCTAAATCCATGAGAGCAGACGGTAAATCTTTGAATGAGATTGCTAAAGCTATGGGATTTAAGAATGATTCGTCAGTACGATCCTTGTTGAATGACCAATCTGCTTCCAAGATGAACAAATCAAAAAAGACAGCTGATACGTTAAAGCAATGCTTGAAAGAAAAACTTAAAGACGATCCTAAAGCTGTATTAGATGTTGGGGTCGGCGTTGAAAGAGAGCTTGGGGTTTCTAAAGAGAAACTGAACGAAGCTCTTTATATCATGCAACAAGAAGGTTACCAGGTATGGAAAGGATCTGTACCACAGGCAACCAATCCTGGAAAGAAAACCAACTTACGAATTGTCGGACCAGAAGGAACTCCAAAGAGCGCACCTTTTGACTATGAACATATTCATTCGGTTAGTGAATACACTTCCAGAGATAATGGTGAGACGTTTTCTAAAACTAAGTTTCCAGTCAGCATGGACCCAAAGAGATTAGCAATTAGATATGCTGAAGATGGGGGAACTAATAAAGACGGAGTCATTGAGCTTCGAAGAGGTGTAAAAGATCTTGATCTCGGCGAAAGTCATTATGCACAGGTACGAATCTTGGTTGATGGCGATCGATATTTGAAAGGTATGGCAGTATATTCTGACAATCTTCCAAAAGGTGTTGATGTTTTATTTAACACCAACAAGTCCCAAGACAAATCAATGAGAGATGTTCTCAAAGAAGTTAAGCGCGACAAAGACGGAAATATTGATCAAGATAATCCTTTTGGTGCTTTGATTAAAGCTAAAGGACAGAGCGAATATATCGGTTCGGACGGTAAAACTCATCAGTCTTTAATTAATAAGACACGAGAAGAAGGCGACTGGGCTGATTGGACAGATAAACTGTCATCACAGTTCCTTGGTAAACAAAATATCGGTCTTATTAAACAGCAAACAAAGATGGCGATAGCCGATAAGCAGTCGGAATTCGATGATATTATGGCATTGACGAATCCTACTGTTAAAAAGAATTTGCTAGAGTCATTTGCGAATGATTGTGATTCGGTTGCAGTACATTTGGATGCTGCAGCTCTTCCAAGACAGAAATATCACGTTATTTTACCTCTTACTTCAGTATCTGATAAAGAGGTTTATGCGCCAGGATATAAAAATGGTGAAACTGTAGCCCTTGTACGATTCCCTCATGGCGGAACATTCGAAATTCCTATTCTTAAAGTTAACAATAAGATTAAAGAAGGACAAGATGTTATTGGTACAGCAGCAAAAGATGCAATCGGTATCAGTTCTCGTACAGCTGGTATATTATCTGGAGCAGATTTTGATGGCGACACTGTCATGGTTATTCCGTGTAACTCTGAAAACAGTAAGATTAAAATCTCTCACAAGCCGCCACTTAAAGATCTCGAAGGATTTGAACCTAAAGATACATATGGTAGTGATAAAGTAACTACGGATACCAAAGGTAATAAACATTATTACCGTAATGGTGCAGAATATAAGATTATGAAGAACACCCAGACTGAAATGGGTATTATTTCAAATCTTATTACTGATATGACTCTCAAAGGAGCTACTGAAGACGAGCTGGCAAGAGCGGTTAAGCACTCGATGGTTGTTATTGACGCTGAGAAACATAAATTGGACTATAAAGCCAGCTATGTAGACAATGCAATCGCCTCATTAAAGAAAAAATATCAGGGCGTAACAGAAGCAGATGGTACATATCATGAAGGTGCCGGCACTTTATTATCTCGTGCAAAATCTAAGAAAATGGTACTCAAAAGGGTCGGTACTCCTAAGATTGATCCTGAGACAGGCGAATTACGTTATAAAGAGGTCACTGAGACCTTTGTGGATAAGAAGACTGGCAAAACTCGTATCAGAGAGCAGGAATCCACCAGAATGGCAGAGGCTAAGGATGCTCATATTTTATCCTCTGGGAACCCAAAGGAAGAAGTATACGCCGACTACGCTAATTCCATGAAGGCTATGGCTAACCAGGCCCGTAAGGAGATGCTATCCGCCGGCAAAATTGAATATAGCAGTTCAGCTAGACAAGTATATCAAAAAGAGGTATCGGATCTCATGGCTAAGCTTAATATAGCCATGCTGAATGCCCCTAAAGAGCGTAAAGCCCAGTTGATAGCGGCATCCGAAGTCAAAGCGAAGCAGCTTGCTAATCCAGATATGACCAAGAAGGAGCTTAAAAAGGCTAAGCAGGTAGCCCTATCGAATGCCCGGTATAAAGTTGGAGCATCTGGTAAGGAATCACGTATTAACATTACTGACAAAGAGTGGGATGCCATACAAGCCGGTGCCATATCAGAGACCAAATTGAAGCAGATACTTACCAAAGCTGATCCAGACAGAGTTAGAGAGCTTGCCACACCACGAACCAACAAAGAGTTAAGTAGTGGAAAGAAAACTCTTATTAAATCAATGGCTGGAAGTAACTATTCTCTTGATGAAATTGCTGCAAGACTTGGCATTTCTACTTCTACAGTAAGCAAATATTTGTAAAGGAGATCAATTGATTGTATGAAAACAGCAATTACAACAGTCGACAATCCGTACGATCCAATTGATCAGTTTGATTCTTGGTTTCTGTACGATGTTACGATGAATCATAATACTTGTGCTTTGCTAGGCAGAATAGCAAGAACATCTGATCAGCTATCTGATGCTGAAAATGATGCGGAAATAGAAAGAGCAATTGATGACATAATCAAATATGATGTTGAAAAGATCTATAAAAAAGTTTCACATTAACTTTGGTCATTTACAATTTGATACAAAATGTTTATCACTTTGTGCGTCATGAGTTGATTTACAATCCATTTCAAATGTAAATGATGTAAGTTGCTTTGCCTTTTGTTCAAGCTAATAATTTATGTTATGACAAAACAGTTTTCAAATCAGATTATTCTGTTTAATAACATAAAAATAAATATAAAATTAAATATAAAACCGTCGTGATATTCAAAAGGGTATAGGGGGGTCTCGCTAAAACAGCACCCCCTCCCTCATCGCGCCGGTCTTTATTTTTTCTCCGGCGGAATTTTTTGAAAAACAAATGATATTTCGGTTATACCTTTTAAAAGGGTTTATAGGATTTTTAGGAAAGTGGGACTCCTTTCTAATTTCGTAATATAACCGCCGTAGTAAATTTTGATTTTTGCCTTCTGTATTTTTGTTCTGGTTTGATGAAAAAGTGTAGACAAAGTCCTATAAATCCTTTTAAAAGTTATAACAAACCCATGCGAAGGAGGTTGTAACTGTGGCTAAAAAGAAAGAAAGTGGAACAGATCTTACAAGAAAAATTCGCCCGGCATTAACTCCGGAAGCAGAAGAAAACCAGTGCATCCATTTAGCTATGCAAAGGGCAAAAGAACAGTTAATGGATGGAACAGCATCTTCACAGGTTATTGTTCATTTTCTTAAATTAGGTTCCTCCAAAGAGAAAATTGAAAAAGAAATTTTGGAGAGACAGAAAGAATTAATTACAGCTAAGACTGATCAAATACATTCCACGAAACAGACTGGGGACCTGTACGCTGATGCGGCCAGGGCTCTTAGCACGTATCAAGGACAATCTGATGATGAGGAATTCTACGATTAAGACATATAGCGAGCTAATCAAGTTACCGACATTCGAGGAACGTTATCGATACTTAAAATTATGTGGAGTAGTTGGAGATGAGACTTTTGGTTCGAATAGTTATATCCGTAACAAATTTCTCAAATCTGATTTATGGAAATCTATTAGGAATGACGTAATCATCAGAGATTCAGGATGCGATTTAGGAATTCTTGATCGAGAGATTCAAGGTACTTTAATTGTTCATCATATGAATCCAATAACACTCGATGATATTTATCACAGTAGTGAATTTCTATTAGATCCAGAGTATTTGATTTGCACATCTTTGAATACCCACAATGCAATTCATTACGGTGACGAGAGTTTGCTATTAATAGTACCTCCGGAAAGGACTCCGTATGATACTTGCCCGTGGAGAAGGAGGTAATAATGGAAACAAGTATCCTTAAAACAATAAGGAGTATGCTTGATATGGACCCGGATGAAGAAGTCTATAACAATGACATCCTCATCCATATCAATTCAGCAATAATGACTTTGATTCAGCTTGGTGTTGGCCCAAAAGATGGTTTTATTGTTTCAAGTGCTGCTGATACCTGGGATGAGTTCCTCGGTAATTCCAAGTTACTTGAAGGAGCAAAACAGTACATTTACATAAAAACCAGATTGGGCTTTGATCCACCTACGAGTTCTTTTGTGGTTG